CAGCTTTAAGCTTTGGTACGTTAATGTACTGTGCCATAATGCCGTTCTCTACAAGGGAGTATCCGGCGTTGCTAAAGCTTTCAGTCAAGAAGTCGTTAACTTCAAGAACGTGTACTCCACCTTTCTTGCGGAGGAAGCTAGAGAACTCAACGAGAACGTCATGCAAGACGCCTTCCTTACGCGTAGCCTTGGAAAGAACTTCGAAGACCACGGACTGTGCCTTGGCAAGACCACTGAAGGATGGGACAAATTTCAAGCTTTGAATGTTAAGCCCATACTTTTCACTTAGTACAGAGAGTAGCTCAGACTTCGCGGCCTTCTTAGACTCAAAGACACAATGAACAAATTCACGAACGTCTTTCTTGGTGATAACTTCATCAGAGGTAATCTTAAAGACAGACTCAAAAACATCGGTCAGTTCAGCTTTAGTAGCGAGAGCTAGGTATGGAATTTCGCGGATAGCGTCTTCCAAGCCTTCTGCAATCACCTCAGGCTTAGAGTAGATGCAGTTGGCAAGATGCTGTACTGCTTCATTACCAGCCCATGATTGAGCGAAGTTAGCTTTAGACTCAAGAATTTCTTTGCGGATAAGCTCTTGTTGGCAAAGCATGTCATACAAGGTCTTATTGCTATCAGAGGGAACAGTGAAACTGCTTTCAGAAACTACTTCTTCTAGAGACTGTACTGGAGCATTAAAAGCTTTGTGAACCGAAGTACACAGTTTAATACCATTGGAAATATCTTTCATTTTAGTTACAGACTCTTGGTTTTCAGCAAGGAAAGAGGTAAGAAGGTTTGATACTTCATTAAGCTTCTTCCACTGGCTCGTGTTTGTAATGTTCATACTGTCGGAAAACCGCTCTTGGACCATTTGGAATTTCTCCCGCGCGTTTACAACCTTGCTACGGTCTTCAAACGATTGAAGAACATCCGTAAAACGTACTTCAGCTGTATTGTATTCATCAGCACGGATATCACGAATAAACTTGTGAATGTTCTCGCTAACCACTGAATCGACATAATCGTCGGAGGTAATAGTCTCCACATCCTCTACGACAACATCAGTAAACTGCGTATCCCCTTCAGGGGTTGTTGCGTAGGAGGTTGAGATTAACTTCCCGGATTCTGTAATAAATTTTGCTTGAGAGTTCGCGGAATCCATCGAGTGGAGTTCAACGTTTTCCCGAAGAGTTCTTCCGAGAAAGTCTGCTGACCGGTTAAGGTCTGTAAGTTCTTGATTTCTGAGTTCCAACATAAGTCTACATTATATAGAAGTAAAAATTGACATTATCGAACGATAATTTATACACCTTCAGGCTCCTCTTGCTCTTCAGGGGGTTCTTCCTCACCTTCAGCTCCTTCCTCTCCTGGAGGAAGTGGAGCTCCTGGCGGTGGTGCCATCCCCATAGGGGGTTCTGGCGCCAATTCAGCCTCTAAGGCTGCTTGCTCTTCTTGCTCTTCTTTTAGTTCTGATTTTAGCTTTTCTATCTCCGCTTCAGACATTTGGAAATAAGTTTTCATAATGTAAGTTGACGGGAACAGTTCAAGACCTTTTACGGCTTGCACAACACGAATCTTCTGGTCATCTAGCTCCAACCGGCGCTTCTCGAACATATCGGAAGGGGTGCATAGAGCTAAGTCGATACTATTAATCAATGAAGGGGCAAACTTCTTCAAACGAAGATGCCTCTTTAAGAGAATTGAGAGACCGGTCTCAACTTCACGTTGAATCCGGGTTACCGCTCGGGCAAATTTAACATCCAATTGTGCTAAGTTGGCCTTGCGCTCTGGGGACTTATCTTTTTCAACGACATAGTCCTTAGGTACTTTCATCGCAGCTAGTAGCTTATCCCTGAAGTACTTAACATCATCGACTTCCCCTAGGTTTTGTGCCCCTGGAAGAACGTCAATCTTAGTGCCTTCCCGACCCTTCACCGGGACGAAGAAGTCTTCATCGGTAGAGATGGGGTTATATCTCTCATCAATACCTCCGGTCGACGGGTTAAAGAATTTTTCTTTACGGAACTTTTGCTTTACCCGCTCCATAAAGGCTTCAACCTTGCTCGTTGGCAGGTTTCCAGTGTCAATATAGAAGACCCGGCGTTCTGGAGCGCGTGACAAGCGGTAGATTAGCATCGCGTCCTCCATCAACTTCAAGGACTTCCAAGCCCGGACTCCCGGAGCTAGGATAGACTTACCGTAAGGGTAGAAATTAGGGTCGGAGGTGTGAACCCGGAAGTGCACAATCTGCTCTTTATCCAAGGCGATATACTTCTCGGTCCTTCCTTCCCCATACGGCATGGACTCAAAACTGCCAGACCTCTTTACGTCTGGAATCTCCTGCATAAAGTTCTTCAGGTACCCATACTCGTTCTCTGCTCTAAGGATATAGTTCGGGTTAAGAATCTTAATACGCTGAATACCTGCGTCGGGGTTGTTAAGGTCTACGATGTTTTCTAAGAAACAATCGCCATACTTACATACGTTACGGAAAACATCCCAAATAAAGTTGTCCATATCGATAGTTTTAAAGAAATCTTCGGCGGTCTTTTTAATAACATCATGCTTGGAATCGATTTCAATAACAATTTTTTCGATATTTTTCTGAGTACCATCATCCGCGTAAATATCGAGTCCGGCTCCAATCTCAGGGTACTCGTCCATATCCTCATACTCTTTGTACCTCTTCTTTCTATCGTATTCAATTTGGGGAAGTCTTGGTAGCCCTTTCGAGATGCCAATCGTTCCGCCGTACCCTTCAAACGTATCTACCTGCTTTACCGTATCGCCCGCAAGCCTATCCCCTTTCACTACAGGTCGACCTGGTCGAGCAAAGAATTTTGCAAACCAAGCGCGTAGGGTTCCACCTCTCGGATTGTACATGCCGGGTTTAGGTGCACCGAATTCGGTGAAAGATTCGTCTAATCGGTCGTTATTTTCGTTTAATTGTTCAGCCATGATAAGTATTCGTCAATTTCAGGGTCATTATATTTAGAGTTGGTTGTGGGAATCCAAGTTGATTGTTTTGCTACTTCTTGGCGGTTTACATCTCCATCCTGTGGAGTTGCCTTAGTTGGCATGCCTGGACTGCGTTTCGTGACATCTTTTGCCACGTGAGCTGCATGAGCCAGGCTCATCACTAAATCATCGTTATAACCCTCATCGGCTTCGACTTTACCGTTTTCTGTAATAATAAACGTAGTTAATTCATCAGCTAAGCGGCGGGACCTGATGTCTAGTTTGTTAGTTCGTAAAGCATCCTCGAGGTCCCCAAGAATAATTTCACGGCTTTTAGTGTCCACTTTCACCCCAAATTCCCCTTTATCGTCCATCCACATATTTTCGTACTCCAAATCCTCAAAGAGGGACTCCACAAGTGCTATCCCCAGCCCATTGCGTTCTGGAGCCACATAGGCGGAATTGTATTTTCTACCAACGTCGGCTAAGGTTTTAGCGAAGTCTTTTAATCCCATAGTGTTGGAATGAAACTCGGCGACCTGTTTCCCATCATACAGGTTAATCACATGGAACGCCGAATAGTCAAATTCTCGGCCATAGGAAGCATCGGCACCTATCACGTACTCGTGGTACGGAATAGGGTCTTCAAAGACTCTAAGAGCCCCTGCGTACATGGAGTAGTACTCATCGGATACGTTTTCCACAACTTTACGCAATGTCTGGTAATCGATAAAGGTATCCCCGGTCCCTAGGAATTCGCATTCATACTCCTGCAGCCAGAGGCGATGAGGCATGTTCCCCTTGGTCTCTTCACTCCATTTTTCCGTATAGTCGGGGTGTTCAGGCCACGTAATATCAACAATATTAAAATTATTCTTCGCTAATTGAGCGTCCCGGTAAAGCTCGTAGTACAGATTAGACATACCATTTACAGTTGAAAGAAGTGTCGCTTTACCTCCTGTTGAAATAGTAGGATAAATAGCAGCCCAAAATGCTCGCATCTTCTCCACAAAGGCAGCTTCGTCAACAATTAAGTGGGATACAGACTCGCCTCGCCCCGCGCCTGCGGGTTGGGACTTAATTTTACTCCCCGAACTGAGGAGCAACGTATGTTTGTTCTTTTCTCTAATTTCCGGCTGTAACCACCTAGGGAGGTCGTAATACATATCCATAACCCTACCGAGGAAAGCCGTGGACTCCCTGTCCCCGATAGACACGACCATGACATAATGGTGCTTCTTAAAGATAATAGACCATAGGGAATATGCAGCACAAATAGTCGTTACGCCTGCCTGACGAAACTTTCTAATAATATTGAACCTATTTTCCCCTACTTCAGATACAATTCGTTTCTGGAATTCGAATAGATGAAATGGAACGACACCTTTGATTGGGTGGATGACATTGATATACTTGCACATGAAATATACCGGGTCTTCTGCACATTTTTTAATTTCTTCTTTAATATCTAAGGAGGACATACTTTAATTTATATAGAATGCGTAAAATAGCTTTAATACCAACCAGAGAGGAAGCGGACCTTCCTATAGTATCTTATCTTGAAGATTGTGGCTTCGAAGTGCATCTTTTAGTGGGACAGGCATCCATATTCTCTGCGTATAAAGAGAAAGTAAATACCCTTAACCTTATGAAAGACGATTTAGTCGTATTATGTCACGACGATATAAGAATTTTAGCGGATAAATCAATATTTTTAAATTTACTCGAGACATCGTTAAATAAACCCAACACAGGGTTTGTTGGAGTTGCAGGAACTAGGATACTGAACGCAGACGGGGTATGGTGGAACGGGATTCAAACCCCGGAATCTAGAGGTTGGCTGTCTGGAGCTGTGTACCACGGCAAAGGAATTGATAAAATGCAGCTTACCTATTTTGGTCCTGTATCCCAAGTGGTCGTTTTGGACGGGGTTTTCCTCGCGGCCAAGGGGGCTACATTAAACAGCATTCAACTTGGAAAACCAAAGCCTTTTGCTGGAGCTTGGGATTTTTACGATATCTGGTACACGTACCAAACGAATAAACGTGGGTTAAATAATTATACTCTTCCTATCCCGATTCTCCATGAGTCCGTGGGTGAAGTAGCAGGACGGGAGTCGTGGCATGTGAATCGCAAAGCATTCATTGCAAATGCTACTTTGCCCATCTCAATTAAGAGTCATAATTAACGCAAATTACAATCCCACCACCAACTGACATTAACGCGTCGAGACTCTCCTTTATTTCTGGAGATTTTTCCTCTCCGTGGACGTAAATTACCAGTTGGCTGCGCTCCGCAATAAATCTCATTGTCTTTCTTATAAGCCCTAGTTCACTTACAAGGTCATCCGGGGTTTCCCTAGCAAGCGTAATAATATTACACTTTTTAGAAATTTTAGACAGGTTAAGTTTGTCAAGTATTCCCATGTTGTCACAATACCCAGAGTAAGGATTGACTACAGTTGTAGGGACTCCCATAGTACTTAACAGGCGTAGGGACAAGGAGTTAACTCCTTTGTTTGGGACCACGTACACCTTTCCAGGTTTAACTAGCTTTATGAGGTGTGCGACCCTTTTTCTTACGCGCCGGCGGAGTCTCCGCTCAAATCCTTTTCCACCATAGGAAGAAAGTCGTGGGTCTCCAACAATAGAAATGCATGGATTCGTGCCTAACTCATCTAAGTATTCATCTAAGTTGTCCATGGGTATACTCTATATAACTTTGAACCATGAAAAACATTGATACTACATTTCTAAAAGAAGCTATGTCTGAAACCTTAGAAGGTCTTGGAGAGAATTTCTATAAAGGGTACGGGAATAACTCCTCCTACGGAATTCCTAATTTAGGCGGTGGAGACATAGCTGGCCTAGGCGATGGGAACAAATTCCAAATGCCTTCAGGGAAAGGACAAGGCTCCGGACAGGATAAGGAAAACCAAGGTACTCCTGCTAAGCCTGAGTATGGCAACCAAGAGAACGCAAAGGCAGCCTCGAACGCCGGACCTAAGAATGACACTTTCAGCCACGAAGCCAAAGAAGACCCAGCCAGTTCCGAGAAGGTTTCTCTTAAAGTTGCGGGGGATGTAGATGCTCTCCCCAAGGATATGGCTAACAAGTTTGAAGACCCCGGAACTAAGGAGAACAAGCGAGGAAAGAGCATGAAGAAGCTTAAGGGAGGTGTAAAGAAGCTTCCTAATTCTGTTGCAGAGTCCAAGGATGTTATGACCCGCTTAAGCAATGCAGTTCGGAAATTGGAAGAAATGGCGTCCGAAAAGGCCGAGCATCCGGGTCCGGGACCAGAGTTAGAAGAAGCTAGAGAGGCGGAGGAAGCCAAGGAAGAGTTAGAAATGCAAAAGATGAAGGAAGGTGTTATAGCTTATAACCCTGCGGACAAGACCCAGTCCATCATCACTCTTGAGCAAGTTAAAAACAAAGACTACCCTGACGGATGTGAATTGTACGCCTACGAAAATGCTGGAGAAAGTATTAAGCTGACCGAACGAGTTAACTAAATAAAGTAGGAGAATTTAACCCATGCCATCCTTAGCAGTACAATCAGTCACAAACCTTAACTCATCCTTCGCCGGGTCCGGCAATATTGGATTCGGAGACCCTTCAGGGACCCCCGAAGAAAAAATGCAGTACAACCACAAGGTTATGTGGGGAACCGCTTTTGCTTCTAGCACTGAATCATATTGTGTGGCTTCGGGAAGTCTTGAAAATTGTACCTTAGGCTCCAAGCAGCTTAACAATCCAATTATTGAGTTTACGTATCTTCAATCCGTAGCACAAGTTTCTAAACTACCTGGCACATCGAACGAAAGGGACTACACAGTAACGGGCGTCTGCGGTCACGTTTCTGATTCCTCTTCGGGAGGTCTTGGGTACTCCGCCGTTAACTTCTTCCCTAGTGCGGTTTACGTTGACCCGAGTGCAGGAGGCATGGGTTGGACTGATTCGGCTCACATTAGGCGGACTTGGTCTACCGTTGACACGGCGGGGCAGGACTGGTTCATATGGGGGCAAAACGAAACTAGTGGGTATATACTTTGTATGCCAGACCCTACAAATGGGCAAGAGAGTCTAAAAGACGACCCCATGTTCACGAGGATAGTGTTCTCTTACCTTGTCGAAGGTATGAAAAATCCATACCTGCTGAAGTTTAAGCAGGGAGATGGCTGTCCTTGGGATAATTTAGGGGAATACTACGACTCGAGGTACGGACAAACTAGTTCGTGGTATAAGGTGCCAGTTAGCGGACGAGGGATTCACCTTGACTCGACGGTTGATTTCCACCAGAACCTGGCTCAGTTCCATATCTAACTTCCAATGTAACCCTGTTTAAGCCAACGACTTAAGTGGTTGTGGTGGGTGAAGGCGAGCCCTAGGAGTTCCGTTGCGAGCAACTCGAGTTCACGGACGGATTCATCTGTAATTTCATCAGATTTTGAGAGGTTAGCAAGCCGATTGCTGAAATCCAGGAATCTATCCTTGTCTTCATCTCTGAGTGTATTAACTTTAGCTTCTTTTTGTGATTGGTGTTCCATCGATTTCTATATCAAAGTTTAGTGATTTATAAGAGGTTATTCTAGCAGCTGAGTGCTGCTCTAAGTAAGGTGCCTTATCTATGAAATCATAGATGAAAACTTTCGTTTTCTTACTATGTTTTCGTAAAGTTCTTCCTAAAGCTTGAAGCGTAGCTATTTCAGACTTCAAACCACGAGCATTGATAAGGTGAGTTAACTCGGGGATGTCTACGCCGGTCTGGAAGATAATTGTTCCAATTATTACTTGTGGTTCTGTGCTCGTACGAAACTCTTTTAAAACGGATTCCCTCTCGAGTAAGGAATCCTTTCCTTCCAGTTTGTAAGAGCCGGGGAGCATTTTATGTAAGATAGAAGCATGCTCAAGGTTTTTGGTTAGGATTAGAATTTTGGAAGGGTTAGAAGTATCCTCAGTGATTGATTCGGTCAGCTTAACAATCCCTTCGTTTCGGCTATTATTATTGATGATATACTGGTCGTACACATCAGGATACGGAACCCCCTCAAGGGGTTGGGATAGTGTAGGTAATGTTGTTATTTGGATAAGGGGTTTTGTTAAGTACCCTTCGTCAATTAAGTCCTCCGCTGTCACCTCCTCCACTACCGGACCTAACGAGGATATCAAGTTCAAGAAGGCGTATCTCTCTGATGGTGGAGTAGCAGTCATTCCAATCCGAAAAAAGGCTTCAGGAAAGGATTTCAAAACCTTTTCCGACAGCTTACCCTTTGCAAATTCGTGAATTTCGTCAAAGATGATAAACTTAGACGTTTTTACGTGGGAGTCTATTACTTTGTCGATAGACTGAATGGTACAGAGGGTAATTGGTTTAATTTCTACTCCATCTCCAAATGCCACTCCTACATCAATACCGTGTTCTGTTAAGAACTTGTATGTCTGGTATAGAAGCTGCTTCTTGTTAAACAGGACTAAGCCGGTCTCCCCTTCTAACGCTTTTAGCAAGGCTGCTAGTATTACCGTCTTTCCACTTCCTGTAGGAGACTTTAGGACGCATCGTTTTTTGTCTAAAACGTCGGTTACTAACTGTTCTTGGTAGTCTCTGAGGGTAATTGTTGGTATATCATGGTCTCTCGTTGGAACTTCAGTGCGGGTATCCTCCACTTCGTATTCCATTTCCAGGAAGTCTAAGTCCTTGCAGACTAAGGGTAAAAGCCCCGTTCGGAACTTACCACTAGCGGACGAGAAAAACTTTTTAGTACCGTCCCAACTACGCCTTCTGTACTGAGGAGTATACTGATACCCGGGGACTTTACACTGATATTTCTTCCCTAGCGCCTTTTTTAATTCTACATTATCTGTTTTAAGTACAGAATAGATATTCGAAACTATAACCTTCATAAATTTACATGAACTACACTATGTATACGAGAGGAGCTTTATATATGAACACCGAAGAAGAGAATTTACTTGAGCTAAGGCGAGAGCAGCGACCTAAACAACAGAATGAGGTTGCGAGTGAAAAAGACAGGGTTACGCAGCGCGACGAAATCCTAAAAGGACTGCTATCCAAAGTAGAAGGTAAGAACGATTGGATTGAGGTGACAGTACCATCCGGACCCGTTATTAAGGTTAGGCCGATAACTTACAAAGACGAGAGTGGTATGAGGGCTCAAATTACAGGAGCAAATGCCGGGACAGCGGTTACCCGCATGTTGGAGGGCTGCGTCGAGTGTGACTGGAATCAGTTATACATGTTCGACAAAAACTTCCTTATCTTTAAGCTTAGAGAGATATCCTATGGGGATGACTACACGATTGAAGGTACTTGTGAATGTACTGCAAAAACAGAGCTAAACCTAAAGCTATCAGACCTCCCAGTAAAACCTTACGATGGGAACGGAGAGATTACAGTACCTCTACCTGACTCGGAGATTGAGGCTGTAGTAAGAGTCCCAAGCGTCCAAGACCAGAAGTTATTTGATGATATTACAAAGCTTCCCCACGTGCTGTGGAGATTTGTGAAATCCCTAGGAGGCGAAACTGATACTGACATCATTCAGGCGTTCCTAGGTAAAACCACTCTAAAAGATGTATTAACGATTCAACAAAGTGTATTTGAGCTTGATTACGGATTAACGAGCACGGTTTGGTATAAGTGTTCGGAATGTAACCGTAATAATGAGCTTCCAATACCATTGAACGAATCTTTTTTCTCCGTGAGCTAGAAGAGCGGCTCAACTTTGACCGCTTGACACAGGAAGCCTATGCTCTGGTGAAACACATAGGCTTCAGTTATTCAGACGTCCAATGTTCAACACAGATTGAGCGCACTAGATTTATTGCGCTTTTAATCGAAGAGAGGAAAGCAGAAGAAGAGGCCATGGGTGATAAAATGAAAGCGCCTGGCCCTTCGCGATGAGTATATAATTAGAGATGGCTACATTTAACTCCAAAACAGTTGTAAGGCGGCACAGCAGACCTAGCGTAAGTACAAACACGTTGCTGGAGATAATCCAGGTAAACAACGGTACCCGGTATGACCCTAATTCGGTTAGCTCGGTTCATATTTTTCCGGATAAAACCAAAGGAGACCCAGCTCAATTTTTGAATAGGGATTCCGGTTCCGGTAGGTATGGACAGGTCGCGGTTTCCGCTGAGTCCTCCGCTGTGGCAATTTTCTGTAATAGTGGTATTACAGACCCGGATAATAGCGCGTTTGATGTAACTGGATACGGAGGCACCACCTACGAGTCGAGCGGGATTTACACAAGTGGGACAGGGCGATTCGCCATTGTTCTTACGCCTGATGCCGTAGGTCCTTCTCTTTTAAATGGTACTAG